CAGAGGATTTGATCTGCCATGTGGCGTCATTAATATCCTGGACAGCTTCGTAAGCATCCAAGACTTTATTAGAAGGTGTCGTCTTGTACATAGTCTTGTACATAGATTGGAAAGACTCTCGTGTTGGAGCCTGACGCATATGCGATAGGTCACCGTCACGGAGCTGCTCAAAGAAGTCACTTAAGTTCTCTAGCTCTTTACCTCTTACAGCACGAATAGTCTTCTGGTATGGTTTAAACAACTCACTTATAAGTGCTTGACCAGCTTCAGCCTGCATAAACTTAGCACCTAGCTTATCACCTAGGCGTAAAGTAGCAGCACCAAATACTTTATTAATGGCATCACCAACAAAGGTGCCTTTGGCTAAAGCCTCGGCCTGCCCAGGTAAACCTAGGACATTTATTCTTTGTTCTGTCTCAACGAACCAGCCACGGCCTTCTTCTCTTTTGACAACCCTAAGGCTAGGGTCTTGGGCTGCAATGTCTTCTGCATCTACCTTACGTCTAAATGGAGCACCCGAGCCTTCCTTACCCATACGAACGATAACCTTGAAGTCATCAGATCCTTCGTCAATAACAGAACGAGTACTGACAACAACATCGTTTAGACTATCTGCAATACGAGCAGCAATATCTGTAGCTCGTGCTTCGATAACTGCACGAGGAATGTACTCCCCAAAGGAACCCTGGCGATTGATCTGCTCAAGTTTCTCAGTGATGATATTCTTTCTTGTACCGTTACGTACCTCAACACCAGAGGGACGAGCCATAGGTCCAGAGGCAGGGTCTAAGTCCTCAGGAAGCATACGCCCTGCCATGATCTCGTCTGTCTGTACACCTGCGTCATCCACAAGTTTAGTTGCCGCAACAGCCGCTGGTACTTCTCCGTCGATAACAGCAACAGCATCAATAGGACGACGAGCCTTTGACAAACTAAGGAGCTTACCTGTACTACTAAGACCAGCCTTAGCTAACTTAGTGGCACCTAAAGTAGCAATGTCAGCTGCACCAAAGGCAGCATTCAAGCCAGCCATAGGGTCATCCCCTAGGTATGTGGCATCGTTAGCTGCTTTAAATAGATTCCAGATGCTATCCTCTGTGAAGATACCTTCTGATGCTCTCTCCTTGATGTATTCTTTAGCCCACTCCTTAAACTCGTCAGGTTTAAGTGTATTGAAGGCTTCTCTGATTTCTGTACCCTCACGATTAGAACGGAAGGTTACATTCTCAAAGGCACCAATAGTAAGCTCTCTTAAGATATTAACATCAAGGAATGTGACAACTTTAGAGAAACCTGACTGGTCATTGTCTTCGAACGCCTGTTGCATCAGGTCATTCCAAGTCTCCATATTTGTCATTGTACGAGCAGCGTAGGCATTGACACCATTATCACCAAGCATCAGGTTCTGCATAAGCATGTACTCACCCAAGGTCATATCCTCACCCTTGGCTGTACGCTGTTCAATAATCTCTGCTACTTCTTCTGGCTCTAAGCCATCCTCAATAGCCTTGTTAATTGTCAAGGCATAGTCAAAGTTAAGTCCTTGTGTTCTTGCTGCTGTCTCTGCTGTGTTGTCCCCTACGGCACGTTCAGCTTCTACTTGGTCTACTGGAAGGTCTGTTGCCAAAGCAATGCCTTGGGATTTCTTACGTTCTACATCACTAAGAGGATTGTAGACAGAAGGCTCTTCAGCCAAGTCTAAGTCCTGCTGTAAGGCAAGTTGATTGAAGATCTCATCTTCTAAGGTCAGCAGAGTTGTCATTTTTGTGGACCACCATCACCAAATCCTTTAGTAGCACCAAATGCTCGGAAACCTAAGTCAGCGATAGTACCGAACATCTGAGCTTGGGCACCTGCTTGTGCAGCTTGGCCTGTAAGAGATGTGTATTGTTGACTTAAACCAGACATCATGCTTCCGAAGCCTAGGTTAGATCCTAGTTGAGAACTAATACCAGACTGACCACCAGCTAATGCTGAACTATCTGACACACCCATAGCTTGAGCTTGGGCTTGCATTTGTGCTCGTCTAGCTAGTGTTGCTCGTATTGCTGAACGCCTCTGACGTTGAGCTTGTTGACGTTGTTGTTGTATCTGTGTCTGGGCAGCAGATCTTGCAGCACCAGCGGCTCTTTTTGAGGCATTGAGGGACGCAGCTGTGCCGTAAACAGCAGCCCCAGCAGCTATTGCTGCACCAGCAGATAAAACACCTGTTACTGCTAATGTTGTAAAAACCGCCATACTATACTTCCTTCACATATGCTGTTTCTGTGGGTTTAAACCCTTTACGCTTAAACAATAATCCAGCTTTAGAGTTTAAAATATTGTCAAGCTCAGAGAGTCTTATGAAATTACAACCCTTGCTCTCTGACCAAATTGTATAATCGTCTACAAGTTTTAATGCCGTTCTTCCTATTCTATGCTCAGGGTCAATCCAAAACATAAGCTCTTGGGCGAAAACCATGTCGTTAATTGGCATATCAGATACAATAGCTATAAGAGCACCGACAACCTCTTCGTTATGAACCACAATTTTAACAAAACCATTTTCACTGTGTATAAGGTTTGTGACAAGCTCACTTACTTTGTTTGTGTTGACTTTACTCCAGGCTGGATGTGGTATCTCTTTGCAGAATTGTTTTACAGATAAGACTGTATCCAAAACGTCATCTTGGGTTGCGTCACGAATTGTATAATTAGACATTAGTAGCGTGGGTTCCTAGCTGCTATGATGCCCCAACCTAGGAGCAAGAAGTCCTTACCTTGTTCACTCTCGTATCGGATACGCATGGAACGCCCATGGCCTCTAATCTTGAGTCTGGTGGTAATGACAGTTTCTGGGTAATCGTATAAATCAAGGTTGTTAGGGTCAGGGGTAACAGGGTACTTCTTCCTGTTAGCTTGTTGTGCTGTACTGAAGTCTTCAGCAAAGTCCCAAGCTGTTGACACCAGAAGGGAGGATGGACGTACAGCTTCGTACCCACTAATCTCATTACCTGTGAACCCTGTTTCTGTCACTCGTGAGTAGACAGCAATGTAAGGTGCGTTCTTCTTGGTAATCAAATCACCAGCAAAGTCATACCCTGTTTCAGCAAAGGATGAGTAGTTTGTGTCTCCCCAATCCAAGAAGCTAATACTTGAGAAGGAACCCATGGTTAACTTATTGGTAGCCCCATCACGACAGATAAGAACAATAGCTGGGTCACCTGTGTTAAACGCAGAGATCTGCGTAGAGATAACATCATCAACAAGGGGTCCAGTGAGATCTATGTACTTTGGGTCTGGGGTAGGGGTGTATGTAGTCCACTCCTGGTTAACTGAAAAAGTTGCTATTGACGATGAGTTATAAGTTACTCCAATAGTAAAAGAAGTCGAAGTTACTGCTGTTACTGTGTAAGTACCTTCGTTTAGGTTTAGTAAGGAGAAATATATTCCACTTGCTACAACATAAGGGTCATCTTCTAAAGTTGGTATACCTGAGAAGGTTACGGTATCACCTATTGACAGAGTATTAGATATTAAGTTGACGGTAAGAGTACCTAGGTCTGAGCCAGCATTAACTGTAAAATCTAATGTAGTCCCATTAATGGGTAGGGCAGGCGCAAGAACCATAACATCATCAGCACCTGAATTAGCCGTAACGTCCAGCTCTAGCTCCTTGGCTCCATAACCAGAGTAGAATGAAAAACCTACTATTGAATCTGTTAGTATTGATTGATCTGACACTTTCCAAGGGTAGAATGCCTGAAGGGGAATGTCGAGTATAAGGAAGTTATTTAACTTAGATTCTACAGTCTCATCATCATCAGGGTAAGCCCAGTAGATACGCTTGTTAATACTATCATAAGCTGCTGTAACCTTAAGTTTAGCATCAGAACTAATCTTGTCCCAAAAGCTCTGTATAGTAGGAATTGTGAGGTTCTGTTCTTGACCCTGGCCTGACACTGGGTCAGTCCCTAGTGTGTGGATACCGAAGCGAGACCACCAAAAAGGATTACCCTCAGCAGCTACGAAAGACTCAGCGTTAAGGATACCAATACGAGAAACACGGTTAATGGAATAAGACGAGGCTTTGAAAACACCGTCAACACCTGCGATCTGCCAGACGCCATTCTCAGCGAAGACAAACAAAGATGATTGGTATGCGTAGAGTTTTTGTATCTTGACAGCATCGGGGATCTTAACTTCCCCTCCGTCTGTATCATATAGATCAGAAAGGTACTCAGCTGTAGGGTCATTCTGTTGATGACAAATACCTAAGTCATCCACATTCTCCACAAGTTTAGAGAATAGAATTGTCCCTGCATTCTTAGCACTATCCAGGCCAGCGTAGAACACACGACCAGCAAAGGACTCGACACAACGAAAGCGACTGCCCTCCTCCTCTGTCATATTGGTCAAGCCTGTTAGACCTGACGCAGACCCTCTGTTCTTCTCGAAGAAGTCTAAGACATAGTGACCGTTACCAGTTAATGTAGTACCAGCGTATATCCTATCAAACTCAGCCTCAAGGTAATCCCCGTCAGTGTCTTTACCAGAGTACCAAGGATGTGTTAGACGTTTTGTTAAGTCTGTTGGTGCTCCATTGCCTGTGTTCCAGCCAGCATTCTGTGCGTCATACTTACGGTCCTGGGAGGGACTAGCTTCATCTTCGTAGTAAGTACTGGTGTCACCCTGCCACTGGAAGTCACGGACTTTAAAATCTATCTGAGTGGCTGTAAAGGTGCCTGAGCTATAGCTAACAGCTATAGTGTTAATACCAGGAGAAGAAACAATTAGATTGCCCTTGAGACTTGTGAATTGACATTTAGATACGTCAGCTCCAGCAGAACCTGAGAAAACGTAGGTATTTAAGTTAACTGAATTAGTCTCAAGTTGTGCTGAGTACGGTACGTCAGACTTGTTATAGAAGTAAAGAGTAGCTCCTTTTTGTAACACAAGAAACTCAAGGTCTGCATTACCTCCTACGTTCACCCAATCACCAGTACTGGTAATCTCTGAGTCTGACAAAGTGAAAGAGGATAGTGTATACTCTTCCTCTAGTGCAACACCTAAGCGTCTCCGTCTAGTCCCATCACGGCGAAGGTCACAGTTAAGTTCGTCAACAGATGCACCTTCAGGGAACGTAAGTTCCGCTGCCTCAGTGATAAGACCCTTGACAAAGTTATTAACTGCTTTTTGATTTAGACTCTGAGGCATCTCTGACTTTCTTACGTTTCATGAAGTCTTCTGCGTACTCGTCACGTTTAATTGACTTTGACTTACTTTTGTTACGTAGGTATTTCTCTAAGGCTTCTTTGGCCTTCTTCATACTTGTGTAACGTCCAGACAATTCTTTAGGTAATACACCCACCTCAAACCTAAACTTGAAGAAAATGTTTCCGCCTGGCTCTTTCTCTATGAAAACTTTATTCTTTAGCTTTTCGGTAGTGCAGACACATAGTTGCTTTTCTCTGTTGTCTTGATACTCAATCATTAATGACGCCCATAACTATTTCTTTTGTTAGCTCGTTTGCTCTTGTACTGGTCATTCTGTACATACGACTTCAAACGACGAGCAGCCTGTTCTACCTTAGGGTCTGATCCACCCTTGAACAAAGAGAAACAAGCTGACTTAGCTTCAGCTAAAAGGAGAGGCATAAGTGTGTTGTCAAGGTCCGGCTCGAAGGCATCTGTCTGGCTGAACGTAGGATAAACAGAACCCCATGCCCGTGTCTTTGATGCTTGAAGAGATGTTTCTTCTGCTGAGTTAAAGGAGTCAAAGATCAAGTACTCATCATCAAAGGAAGTATAGTAAGCAGGGTCACGATCAGAAGCTACAAAGATGTCTACACTTCCTTCAAAAGTTTCTACTAAAGTATTTGCTTCATCCATACGGTCAAGGAATACTAAAGGATCAACGAAGTAGATCTGCTTAAATTCTTTGTTTGCTACTGTACCTACGTTGTACTCAATCCGTGTGATCTTCTTTGTGTCTGTTGGGTACTTAAAGTGAGTAGGCTTGTTGGTATCAGCTAAAGCTACGAGGGACAACAAACGACTATGCTCAGGGATCTCCCTGGCAGCTATAATGTTGTAGTATGTATCTTCTACTACTGACGCAATTTGTTGTGCTTCTACTGTATCAGTAAGACTATTAACATCCTCTGAGTCCATGTCTGACAAAATAGACTGTACAATTTGTAAGAGTGTTGTTTTCATTACGCTGCCGACCCCATAACTGACATAAAGGCAGAAGCTACGTCTAAGGTAAATGAAGAATCACCTTTGATTTTTACCTCTAGGTAATCATTTTGCGAAAAGGAAGTGTACCCGAAAACAGAAATAGAACCCCAAGAACCTGAACTAATTGTACGTATAGTACGAGAACCTGACAACTCTGTTCCATTTTTAAAGAGAGCGAACTGTACATCGTGATTACTGCCACCAGTTTGTTTAGAAGAAATTGTAAACACAATCTGAGCTTCTATATCCTCTAAACCTGTATACTTTAGACGAGCATTAGGTGAGGTCACTCCTGTAAACCCATTAGACTCAGCAATTACAAAAGTAGGATTTAAGGGTGTGTCAGATGTTGTTACTGAATGTGTGTATGATGGTGTTGTTGCATCAAAGGCAATGTAAGCTCCGATGAAACGACTGTTTTGATACCAGTCACCAGAGCCTGTACCGTCAGCTACATAAACTGCACCAGATATAGCCGAAGAAATATTCTTAGGTTCATGTAAGTATGGATCTGTGAGTGTTGAGTGATTTACGTTAGCCATCGTAGCTCCTATAGGGATATATACTATCGCCCCTGCCAAGGTTTAATTTATTATACACTAACTAATAACTTTTGTCAATACAGAAAGTGAGGTGCCCCCGAAGGGACACCCCGTTAGTTTTTATACGTCAGGGTTAGTTACAACAGTAACGATACCTTCTGAACGGTACTTCTTAACACCGTAACGAGCAGTTGTTACATACTCATGGCGTTGGAAGTCTTTGTTGTACTCGTAGTCTACCTCAGGCTGTTGACGCCATGCACCCACGAATGGGTTAGCATCACCTTCAGTGGACATGAAGTAGTTAGCAACACCGTTGTTCACGTTGAATGCGTTAGCTGTAGAACCATCACGTTCCAGCAAGGCAGAGTCAGAGACTGTAGACTTGAGGAAGTTAGATGTATATACGTCAAAGCCGTATACGTTAGCTACAAAGCGCATACCTGTTGCGATACCATCACGAACAATACCTTCAAACATTGGGTTGTTAGCAACACCAACGATGTTAGACAATGTGTTCAGTTGGAACTCAACAGATGGATCAACGATAGCAACCAGGCCACGATCAGGAACAGATGCTTTCTTCAATGCGTAACGTGCATATGCGAAGTCAGCCAGTTCGATCCGACCACCATTACCACCAGAGATACGATGAGCAATACCGTTTTGTGCTTCTGCTGAGTTTGCAGACACACCAACTTCAGGAGCAGCGAAAGTAGTAGTTTCGAAGTGCTCAAGAATAGCACGGGCTTGTTCTGGAACAAAACGTGCTTCAAGCTGTGCACTGTAGAACGAATCCTGTGCAGCTTTCTTGGTGATGTAAGACGCAGATGACAAATACTTGTCAACGGTGAATGTGAAGTTTGCTGTATCCAGTGGATCGTAGGTAACTTGTGTGTCGTCTGTGTAATCATTAGTTACGATTGCACCGATCTGTGGGATATTGAAAGTGTCTCCATCAGGGAAACCTTCAAGCATACGGACGTACCGTTGTGCCATCATCTCATCACGGAGAAGTTCTTTTAGTTCTGAGGACCACAGTTCACTGCGGACAAGGTTAGTACCGACGTTGCTTGCAGCTGTTGCGCCTGTACCTACTGTATTCATACCAGCCATTGCTAGTCTCCTTAATTACCGAACCTATCACCCAAGCGCATCTTATCTTTCATAAGTTGTTGTTGCACTGAGGGTGTATAGTATTGATTGGGGTTTGACCTACGAAGGTTCTGATAGTAAGACCAGTTACGTTCCTTCGAGGATTGCATATTTACCCCTTCTGTATTGACCGAACTGTTGAGCATAGAACTAAATGCACTGTCTTGCTTGTTGTCTCCAAAGAGAGCCAAGAAAGCAGAAGGTGATTCAGATGCTAGTTGCTCCATACGATCCATTGACAAACCTAGCTCTGAGGCTTTAGCTTGCAATGCCTGACCAAGTTTGTCACCGTACTGTCCCTTAAGTGTGTCTTCGACATTCTTTAAGTTAAGTTCTACTGACTTCTTGGTTTCTCGTTCCAGAAGGGTTTTCTCCACAAGGCTCTTCAGATCATCCTCGTTAAGAGAAGGTGGTGTGCCTTCCTCTTCAACGCCAGCAGTATTAGGGTCAGCCTCAAGATCTTTCGCAGTGCTGGTGTCTGCGGCCTTGTTCTTGATTGCGTCGATAATCTGGGAAGCATAATCGTTCTTACCTAGGTCTTCACGAAGTTGCCGATTCTGTTCTTCTAACTGTGAGATATAGTTGTCAGCTTCTAACTTACCTTTAGCTAGTGTCTCAGGATCTTTCCAGTTCTCGCCTTTGGCTTTCACAAGTCGTTCTACAAATGATTCTGTGGTTGCTTCAGTTGTAGGGGCTTGTTCAGTCTGAGGTTGGTCTTGGTTAGAACCTGTCTCAGTAAAAATGGACATTGGTTATTCCTTATCTAAGTTGATTAAGTCGAGCACTTGGTTGAGTGCCCTGTTATACCCGATACGATCAGCTTGCTTATAGGCCCATGAAGGGCTGTCATAGTCTGTTGATGGTGGGGTCTCCTTGAGCATTGGCCCTAGGATTTCTTTGAGACGGTCCAGGCTTTCCCTGTTTGACAAAATAGCTTGTTTAGCTTTTACCTTGTCTTCTTTCGTCTTGCATTCTTTGTACCAAACGGATTTCATTTAGAGTCCTTGCTCTATAGCAATCTGTTGTTCTTCTTCGTACTGAACCTGTGCCTCAGTAGCAATCTTCTGAGTTTCCATTTGTTCTGTTACTGTGACGTTTTCACTGAAGAGTGCTGGTTCACCCAGTTCGTCAGCCAACAGACGAGCAAACTCTTTACCTGACAAGTGGGCAGCCATGGTAGGATCTGACAACTTAAGCTGGTAGAGTTGTGTCAGGCTCTGCAAACGATTAGCACGTTCAGCAAAGTGACGAGCACCCATAGGAACAATCTTACCGTTAGCCTTGATGTCTTCCTTAGTGATCTGCTCAAAGAAGGAAATACCCGTGTCATCGTCAAGGATACGTATGGTGTCAGCATAGTCCATGTTACGGCGTGAGGCCTCAAGCATAGAGTTAAGGATAGGCTCAAGGAAGACACGTTCGAAGTGAGCTGTCTTATGTTGGAAGATACGACCAGCAGCTGTCATAAGCTGGTTAACCTCGAAGGCTGTCTTTTCACCTGCACTACGGATACCCATGGCTTCACGAGGGGCACCTGCAAGCATCTCCATTTTGTTCTCTAGGTTCTGTATCTGGAAGTCAGCGTTAAGGGCTGTAGCGTCTGGTGCTAGGTAACCTACGTCACCCTCTTCACCTAAGTAGATACGGGAGCCAGGCTCAAAGTCGAAGTCCTCTACGTCCCCACGGATCTTCATGATGGGGTAGGCGATCTGATCGAATACGTCAGCCTTTAGGTTCTCCAAGTGGTCAATGCGATACTGCATACCCACGAGGTTATCTAGTGGCCCCATGGCATAGAGGTTGTCAGGGCGCTCACGCCAGCCAGCGTGGAAGACAGGAGCCTTACCTAACCAACTAGGGTTCTGTTTATTGACAAGAACGTAAGCACGATCAACAACAGTAATAACACGATTCTTATGGAACTTACCTGTGCTTCCATCATGGATGTCACCGTAGAAGGTCAGAAGCTCTACGTAGTTAGACTCATAGTATTCCTTAAGGGTAGAGAAACCATCCGCAACATAACCCTGAGACTTAGCTACATCCACATCCTGACCTGAAGCATCTGCACGGTTACCTACCATCTTATCCAAGATGTCAACCATATAAGCATTATCTGCTGATGCTTCTACCTTACGTGCTACCTCTCCGAGGGTGACAATAGACCTTACAATCTTAGGGCTTTCGCTAAAGGAAGGAGCCGTAGGATTAAAGCAGACATCGAAGGGACTAATACGGACTAGCTTAGGGCCGACGTAGTTTACTGTGCGTTCCCCTGTGTCCTCATACTCCGTATAGTCTTTGACAAAATCTACAGTAGCAAAACAGTTACCATACTGGATGTAGTCATTAATTAGTTTACTTACGGTATTCTCGAAGTCAGACTGACGGATCTTACTTTGCATGTATGCCTGGATGACATCACGCTTCATCTTTAAGTTTGACTCTTCATCGTTAGCTTCAAAACGGAACCAACGCTTCTGAGGAAACAAAGCAGAGAAATAATTAGCATGAAGGTTGTCAGCAATCTGGGTCAGCTTAGGTGTTGTCGTGCTGTTAGTCCAAGGTAGTTTGCTGTTGCTGGTGGTACGTGTGTCAGTAGCATAAATATAATTACGAAGTTCTTTCCACTCGTCAATCTTATTCTGTCTATTTAAATTCCATTTGTCCCAACGGGATGAGATTTCCACGGCTAGTGCGTGTGGATCAATCATTTCATCTAGGTCAATCGTTGTTCCAGCCATTACAGTCTATTCCTTATTGCGTTTGAGCACATCTCGAAGAAATCTTCGTCTGTGTAGAAACCCTTAGCGCAGTTTACCTGAAATGTAACAAAACGTACATTTCCCTTTGTGTAGCCTAATTCTGGTTCAACTCTGTCAAGAGAAATTGTGTTCTTGTTTGCTACGTTCTTTGTACCATGTGTTTTAAAACAAAAGGGGACATTAGTTATGGCACACAAACCTTCTTGTTCTTCGTATAGATTAATAAGATATTGCAGTGTTAAGTTAAATGGAAGTGACTTGATTTTAGATCTACTTTTAGATCCATTCAGAAGTCTCTTAATTTTGTAACCCAAATCCTCAGCCATCTTGTAGTTGTGTTTGCAAACATAATTGCAAAAATTAGAACCTTTAGTAGACGTTTGTATAAAAATAGTACTACAGTAAAAACAAACACGATTGACGGGTTTATCTAACAAACCTTTAGCCAAAGGAGACCCCTCCGAAGCGTTGGTTAAACTGCACTACATTATCCTTTTGCCTACGGACACTACGTGCAGGTTTAACAGCCATATCTATTACAGAAGCAAGAGCATCAATAACGTCATCATGAGCAGGGTTACGTGATGACAACTCTTCTTCTAGGATCTGCGTGTTACCGCCTCTGTAGTGCCAGATACTAAGGTTGTCATATCGTGGCTCAAGGACAGCAGCAATACGTTCCTGCTTATTACCTTGGGTCTTGTTAGGTCTGAACTCATCAATACTTATGGATAGGCCATGTTGCTTGATTAGTTCTTTTAGTTGCTTAACGATAGCTACCTGCGCTACTGTAGTCTCAGCCCTTAGTTTACGGAAGGACCACTTGTTAGATAGCTGAAGGATGTGCTCGAAGTAATCCGATATACGGTCAGTACGGAAACGATCAATGTCTAATACGTATACGTTATTCTCTGCGTCTATCCCTACGATGACAATGGCTGTATAGTCAGCCTTCTTTGACAAACTAAATGCAAAGTCAACAGCAGCAAATACGTTCAGGCGATTATCTTTATAGAACCACTTACCGTTATCTAAGACCAAGTGTTTACGGTCATAGTACTGGAACTTATCGGAGCCTACAGGTACGTTGTCAGGATCACTTGGGTCATTGTAGTACTGTGCTCTAAATTGTCCACGGTCTAGGTATTGCCCTCGTTTCTTAGCTAGGACACGTATGTCAAAACCAAACCACTTACCATCCTTACGTTGACTGCGGGGCCAAAGCATCTGGCCTGTGCCATCCCCTCTGTCCTCCACAGGACGTTCGAAGATCTCGTAGATGTTGTCCTCACCTATCTTCTGTCCTTCGTCGTCATACTGATCCTCTACCATCTGGAGGAGATCATTATACAAGTCTGCTGGGTGGTATCTGGTGCCTACGACCCACTCCTTAGCATCCGCCCCTTCGATAGATGACAACAGAGAATACTGGCTCTTTACTTTGTTTCTACCTTCACCTGTGTAGGCATTCTCATAAACAACTACGTCATCGAGGACAGCAATATCGCAGTGCATCCCTGTAAGAGAAGTAGTGAGACCACCAGTAAAGATAGACGGATCACGGACATTCTCTTTCTTCCTGTCTGGGTGGTCTAACATAATTTCTGAGTTAGTCCACCTGGTACGCTTACCGTCATCAGGATGTACATGGTCAGGCCAATAACGAGAGTATATCTCAGAGGTAAGAATGCCCTTGATAAACCCTAACTGCTTTTCCGCTAGGTTAGCAGTGGCAGATATATACAGTATACGTAAAGTTGGGTTCTTTGTCAACTCCCAAGCTACACGATAAGCAATTAATCTTGACTTACCATGGTCACGAGGGAACAAGAGTAGCTGATGAGACTTGGAATCAGGTCTTGTCCACCAGTTAGCTACCTCCTCATGGCATTGCCCTAGGACTTGCTCAGGTGCAACGAGCTTAATGAAGGTGACAAGATCTGTCTCTGCTGCTGTACGTATTTGCTCTAGGGTTGCCATGTATTAGGCTGCGTCTTCAACTGCCTGTGGTGTTGCATCGACTACCGCCTGTGCCGCTGTACGTTCAGCCACATCAGTAGTAATCAACGGGTTCTCAACGGTTTCCTCTACAGGCTCTGCGTCCATGTCATCAGAGTAGACCAAGCGTGTGACTGTAGCCTCAACAGGTTCAATGGCTGTGACTGTGATAACCTCGTGCATCACATCTTCCATCTCACCAGTTTCTTCGTTGAAGACCTGTTCACCTGTGGGCTGCATCTCACGCACTTCTGCACGACCATCTGCAACCACATACTGTGCTAGTCGGGCTGTGGCTGTACGGTAGGCTGCAAGCTGACGATCAAAAAGTGTCTGATCTGCATCCGCTTGAAGCCAATCAGGAACGTCTACATCCAGTGCTGCACCTGCGTTAGCAATTACATCTTCACGCATTGCCTGATACGCTGAGTTACCACCTACTGTAAATGTTCGGTAAATCTTTCCATCATCTGAAACTTCAGCAAAGATTTTATCATTTGCGTCTAATAGTTGATATGTTGTCATAGCTCATCACTCCAAGCCAAGTACGCATCCGTTGTATTAGCTAGTAATTGAGCTGCATTGCCAGCAGTCAAACCAGAGGATACTGAAAATTTAAATAGTGCTGTGTTATTTGAAGCCCTAATAAATGTGGGAACTGCGGTGCAAGTGTTTGAACCTCCAGCCGTGTAGACTGAATAATCAGATGCCGTCCCTGATTGGTCAAGACCTGTTGGCCCTGTTAAAGACCGCATCGTCACAGGGAAAGATATAACCCCGTCTGCTTGCGTTGTACTTGAACATTCAGCAAGACTAAAACGATCTCCAACTTGACCCACATCGATCCGATAATAATACCTCTGACAAGCCGCCAGTTCTTCCCCGTAAGACCGATGCTCGAAGGGGGTGGCGACTTTGCCTAGTTCAACCTGTAATCCTGTGAACTCAACATAGTCACCAGAGGTAATTGAAACATTACCCCCAGCTTCGCTTAGGATTATTATCTCTATACTAAACTGAGTGCCAGCAGTTGCATCAAGCGTAAAAGTCTCCTGCAAGTAATGCCATTCACCGTCTGCAATAGCAGTTTTCTTGCCTTGATCCGTATTTGATCCATCATAAAGATAAAATCTAACAGAAGGATGGTTTGTTTTGACCCAAACAGATGCGGTAAACTCACGACCATTAAACAATTTGTAATCTTCAATCGTTTGCCGTGTCCCCATAAATCCATTCGTTGTTGCAGTTGCCGTCAATCTCCATGATTTGGTGTTGCTCAAAGCACTAGGCTGATTGGATGTGATATGCTGCTTATTAGCAGTAATATTATGATTTTGCTGGAAGCGATCCAAGTAATACTCTTCATCAGTTGATGATGAGGCTGTAGTAAAATCACCTCGCTGTGATATGTTGCAATCACCATTGATAATCAGGTTCCTACGCCCTGCACCAATCAGGTTAAACTGTTCCTGTGGTGTCTCAGCCCGTAGCATTGCCTCACCAGCTATGCCTGTGGGCTTGTCTAGTTCTGCCAGTTTTTCACGGACGTTGATGCTAGGCTGTGTTACAGTTACCGTCATCTTACTGTTCCCCTACCAAATTGTTTGAGGCACTAATCGCTG